TCTTCCTCTCGCCCCGGAGGTATATGTGCTGTATCCACTTTAATTAATATCTATGAAAAATATGGTTTTCACACTCTCGATCGTGTTTTACGCCTTTGTGTTGCCACATGGGAAGGTGCGCCTATGTCCTTTAGTTCCAATATGCTTAATGCTATTGCCCGTCTGGATAATGCTTATGGAGAAACAATGAAAGATGACACCTTCAAAGAAAAAGTTGGGCGTGTCTCTGTCAGAGAAATCAGTCGTACTGCCAGAGAACGTCGTGCCGGTTCATTAGGATTCGCAGAAGCTCTTTTACTAGAATACAATAAAAAATCCAAGTATTCACTTCCTTTTGAGAAATTATACACTCATAAAACACCCAAAAAAAGAGAACCATCAACTGAAGATGAATCCGGTCAAAGTTCCACTCCAGAAGGTCAGTTAGATTTATTTTCTACGGATCAAGAGAATACTCAGGCTCTGCCAAACGAATAGCGCAGAGCCTTCAGCCTTTAATTCTATCCATACTTTCAAAAGAACACCCTGCTTTAAGGCTCTCTTTCATGCAATCACTATTTTATCTTATCCCAAATTCATCAACCGCTCCATCCGCCACCTTATATATGAATACCCATTCCAAATATTTGCTTTTACCGGATACTCTTTCCTGTAAACAAATACAGTGTGATATTTAACAAAATGTATTCTACACCAATTATGTATATCTTTCATATATATGTTATTTATACCATTCATCCACTGTTCTAAAGCCCATATGTCTTTATCTGACACTAACTCCATTATGAACAGTACATTATAATATTGAATGACACCTACTCTCTTCCTTTCCTCTATTAACCTTTTACACAATAACCTATACTTAATGTTCATATCGTTCCTATGCCCCTCCCTCTAATCTATATTTTCCATCCTTATATACGTTATATATATAATTATTATATAGTACATATAAGACTCTGCAGCATATCCATGGCCTCTCCGCCTCGTACTTCTCCGACTATTATCCGGTCACCCCGCATTATAAAAAAGCGAAATATAAAAATTGGAAGGAGGCGTTGCTCATGGCAGCTACCTATCATGTTTGGGGACCCGGCGATTTCTTTCTGGAAACCAGCAACCAGCGGGAGGCGGCATTGGCCGCTCAGGGCGTTGCAGACAAAACCGGCCAGCCTGCGTCGGTGATCATGTGCTTTGAAAACCGGTCGCGTATCACACATTATTATCCAAAGAAAGGAGCAGCTTTATGAGAAAAACAAACAAAGTATATTTAGTAACCTGGAGTTATCCTGGTGGCGCCTGGAATGTGGTCAGAGCTTATGTTGATACAAAAGCACAGGCCAGGAGTTGTATGAATAGACAGATAGAAAGAGATATTCGAATATGTTCTTGCTGTAATCAGGAAACCGAGAGAAGCAATATGAATTTTACAAGAGACTGCCATGGTATAACATTTAGGCTCGTATGTTCTTCTTGTTGGGAGAAGTTAATGAGAAAAGGATTTGATGGAGAATATTATTCTGAATTAGATGAATGCATTAATTATGAGTATTGACAATAACAGTCTAATACGCTTAGAAAGCCCAGGAGCTCAGCTCCCAGGCTTTCTTTTTGTCCATATTAAATTGCAATCAGATCTTTCCAGGTCCGTTCTCCACACTCTCCGTCTACGGCCAGAACTCCGTTTCTGGATTTCTGGTAAGCCTTAAGCGCATAGATGGTGTTCTCATCTGCTTTTCTGGATAATCTCAGGGCTTTTCCATTCTTGCCCTTGAATCCTCTTGCACGCAGGATTTCCTGCAGCAGAAGGACAGAGGTTCCTGTGGATCCAAGTTTCACGAGGTCAGGTTCAAACATATAGCCAGCTCCTTTCGTAGTTGTTTCCGGTGTCACAGCTTCTGGTTTCTTTGTTGGCTTGCTTCCGCTCGTATTTACGAGACCGGAGAAGTCGATTCCTTTTCCGGTGAATCTAAGACGGTGCGTCCAGCCATGGCTGTACAGGTACCACGGCTGCGTTCTGATCTCATTTCCGGAGTTATCCTTTGTGTCCGTCGTTCCCTCGGAGCTTCTGGCATGGACAATGTTGTCCTTATCAATCGCCATTGCTACATGATGTGTAGTGTTGAGCTCCAGATCGCCTTTGATCATCTGTGCATGCGCTGTCTGATTTCTGGCCACGACCTCAAACCCGCAGTTTAACATTTCCAGCATATTGCCGGTGTAGCTGCAGTGCTCCTTCAGGTATCTGGCCTGCTGAGTAAGCCCATTCTTAAGGAATGCGTAGTAGTAAGCAGTCAGGGTCAGCGAACTGCAATCGAAAGACTTTGGTACATTGATTTCATACAAACTCCGGATTCTCTGGCTGTATCCGTGATCGTTATCATTTGCGATTCCGACCGCAAACTCTACCGCATCGTTCCGGATGTTCTGAATGATCTGTTCTTTTGTTTTCGTCGACACTTCCGGTTCCTCCTTCTTTCCTTCGGAATAATCTTTGTAGAAGACGTTCCGGTCTACGGTTCCGCTGATACCAGGGATCTTGGCCTTGGAGCTGTACTGCCAGCCGACGCCGAAGTCTGGCCGGAGTCTCTCCTGGAGCCATCCGTTATCGTTGGCCGGATACCTTGCAATCCAGAAATCGTACTTCTTCAGGTGACTGCAGATCACATTCATGTACCAGTCCACGTTGCAGTAAATGCCGAACTTGTAACCTGCTGCCTCTACGATCTCTCTGAAAGCATCAGCCATCTTGTGGATACTCTCAGCTCCGATGCTTCTCTGGTTATTGTATTCCAGGTCGAGCCATACCGGATACTGCAGCTTCCTTCCATTCAGGACGGATACGACCTTCCTGGCTTCGCTCTGAATCTCTGCGATCGTCATGGCGTAGCTGTATTTATATACTCCGACCGGGATATTGTGCTTTTTACATCCGGAGAAGTTTCTCTCAAAGCAGCTGTCGATCACGTTGCCTGCTTCTGTGATTCGAATAAAGACGAAGTCCATCCCATAGCTCGCTACCTTATCCCAGTCAATCTGTCCCTGCCAAGCAGAGACATCAATTCCTTTGATTTCCATGCTGGTCCTCCTTTTCTGAAAGAGGGCAGCAGTGCCACCCTCTGTTTTTTATTCCTCAGTGTCATCTACGCCGATGCCAGGAAGGACCTCAGTTCCATCGATGGACGGAGCTGCTCCTGCTGCATCAGCCAGGCCTTCCCCGATCACATATGCGATCACCGTAGCTCCGGCCATGATCAGCGCAGCTACCTGGGACGCCTGGTTCTCTGTTCCACCGCATGCCACGATCATCATGGTCACGAAGTTCGCGATGGACAGCCAGAACTTCCGGCTTGTCAGTTTCTTTGTCCAATTAATACCTTTCATGTCATTTCCTCCTTTGCTTAAATAATATGTTCGACTCCCTGTTTTGTCAGGAACTCTTTCTGCTTATGTTTTACATTCGTTGCATACTCCAGGGCCGCGTGTATGTCCCCGTTACAGTTCGCATCAGGGATTCTCTGTACTGCTCTGGCCGTAGCTTCTGAAAGAGACATACAGGCATTCACGCTGTTGATCACAACGAGCTGCAGCTGTTCCTGTTTCTTCTCTCTCTCATCGAATGCTTTCTGCCGGCGCTGGCGTTCTTCTTTCTCCGCGGCCGCCCTGGCTTCCAGTTTCTTTTCCAGAAACCAGAAGCAGAAACCGACGGCCGCTGAAGGAATCCCGGCTGCCAGGATCAATGTTTCAACCATCTCTTTCTCCTTTCATACAGCTCCTGCAGGGCTCCTGGCTGGCCGGAATATGATAGCTGCGGCATTCTCCGCAGAATTCATGAAAGCGGCACAGCAGCCCGGTACAGGGCTCATTCCTTCATCATCTTCTCGAACTCTCTCTGGCTCATGCGGTTCGCGTCCTGGATATCTTTCTTATCCGGAGCGTCTCCGTTGAACTGGTAGGTCGGACTGAATACGAAGGTTGGGTTTGAATCTTTCGGGTCTTTCTCCGGCTTGTCGTTTCCGCCGCCGATAAAGTTCTGAATAGTTTCTCTGATCACCGAACTCCTGTTGAACGTCGGCATCTCCAGGCTCTTAGTTCCAGGCGATGCTGCGTCTTGGATTGGCGCTGCCAGTGATCTCTGCGCTTCTTCCTGAATGGCTCCGCGCATATCCTGCATACCTACTACAAGACCCTGGCCGGTAAATTTACCGGATTCCACCATGACCCTTGATGGAGAGTGAATCTTCAGGGCGCTGTTAACTGCTGCGGATGCTGCGCTGGCCACGCTTGCCGCTGCTGCCATAACAGCTCCACGCATAGCATTGATACCATTTACCAGGCCAGACATCATATTCACGCCGGCGCCATAAAGGCTGATTCCGGCAAATGCTCCATAGATGCCGCTTGCTGTGCTCTGGGCTATTCCGAGCGCCTGACTGCATCCACTGCTTACTGCAGATACAAGCTGGCTCATTCCTGCCTGTACCGCGGCGGCTGTCATCATTGCTCCGGACTGTACAACACTTACAATCTGGCTCGTTGATGACTGAACGGTAGCGGTTACCGTCGTGCATCCTGCCGTCACTGTTGTCTGGATCTGAGTGGTTCCTGCAGTTATGGTTGCTGTCATTATAGTTACTGTCGCGGTCGTGATCGTTCCGCACTGTGTCATGCTGGTTCTAACCGCTGTTGTGATCAGAGTGAATGAGGTCATGGACGTTGTTCCCATCTGTGCGGTCTGGCTCAGTGGCGGAAGAAATAATTTCTTATTTTCCGTTTTCGGCTTCCTTCTTTTCATGCTCTTTCTCCCTGATTCTCTGAATAAGTGTAAAAGCTGTTTCTGCTTTCAAAAATCCCCGGATCTCCCCGTCCGGAAACTGAATTTCCAAAAGATCAAACGCGGATCCGTAGCTTGCAAAGTGTTCAATCACGCTGATCCGGCTTTCTTCCGGATACAAATGTGGGATTCCGACCTGCCATCCATCATTTGCTTTCTGGACTTCATATGGGATTCCGGCTTCTCTCAGCCGATCTTTCAGGACGTGAATTTCTGTGTATTTCTTGCTCATCCCTGCTCTCCCTTCAAAATATAATAAAAAAGGATAAATGCGATATAGTTATCGACTTCTCGCACTTGGATGGATCCATAAAACTTTATTTCCAGGCGCTGCCATATCCAACAAACGACCAGGAATTTCATCAGTGCGATTATGAGTGCCTTCATTCTGTCTCTCCCTTCAATTTCTGTCCACACCAGGGGCAGTACGGGTACGTTTCTGCCGGTGATCTGAACGGATTAAACACCGCCGCTTCTCCGCAGCTCGGACACACCATTTTCCCGTTCCCGTAGTCGTCGATTTTTGGTACCAGCTCCATCGGGACTTCTTTCTTGTCTTCAATTCTGTAACATTTCAGTTTTCGCCCAATGATATTGTGATTGAATTCGACACCTACTTCATCCTGCTGCCACACTCCATGCAGAAACGGGATTCCGGCCCATTTTCCATGCTTATCGCACATTACGATTCCGTATGCATCTTCTTCCGGACACCATACCGGCTGGCCGGCCATTTCTCTTAATTCTTCTACAGTGAGTGCCTTCATTTCTTTTCCTCCTGGAAGAGCGGATCCAGCGCGGCGTGGATTCTCTCCATCACCTTCGGCCCGATTCCTTTTACCTGATCTAAAGCAGCATACACTTCCTTGATATCCACGCCAGGGACAGCTGCTTTTCCGTCCTCGAATCCATAACCGTACAGATCAGTGCAAAATCCTGTAAACTGCTGCCGGTCGTATTTCTTGATATCTTTATACATTGCTCTGGTGATTTCAGGCATGGCGCCTTTTCTGTTTCTGTTCATATCCTGCCCTCCTATAACTTAAAAAGGAATGTGGTTTTCTGCTGTTTCGTCATCGCGCCCATTACGATGTTTTTCACTGTCCGGCAGGCTTCTTCTAGCTGCAGCTGCGCGTCGCAGATTTCTTTGTTTGCCTGAGCGAGCTCCATCTGCTCTTCTGAAGAAAGACTTCTGACATTTTCAATGTCGTTCAACCAGTCACCTATCTGCTTAGTCTCGAATTCACTTAACATGGCATTATCTCCTTCTTGAATAGCTTACCTGGTTTTCCATCAGGGTTTCTGCTGAGCCTCTGATCACATCGCCAATCCCGGCCACGATCTGAGCGCCGACGTTTCTCAGATTCTCTTCTGCGTATCCTTCCACTGCCTGGATGGCTTCCTCCGGCCAGCGTACAAAGAGCGCGGTACCGCCGGCAGCAGTAATCCTCCGGATCGTTTCCTCCTGGAGCTTTGACGGTACGCCAACCACCGGACGTTTTACCTCAAATCCGAAATAGTGACCGCAATAAATCATCATGATATCCGGGATTCCAGCTTGGCTGTACATGCTCTGACTGATCTTTGCTATGTAGGATTTTGGATATTTTGTCTTCAGGGCTATCTTGATCTTATCCTGATAGTACGGTTCCTTTTTGATTTCTTTTCTTAAAATGGCCAGTGCCTCTTTTTTAGTCCGGAGGCCTCTTGCCTCCATGAAAGATTTTATAAATGAGCTCTCGTCGAAGTTTGGCTCGTATCTCTCTAGCATGTTTCTTATCCTCCTGCTTTTGCTTCCATTCATTCAGAAATTCAATCTGTTCCTGATCGTCTTTTTCGGTGTTCATGGGCATCACCTCAGCATTCCATGAATACGTCCTGGCTGGCCGGAGCTGCTGCCGGCTCCGCTGCTTCCTTAAATATCTGTTTTATTCCATCCGGATCCTCCATGAAGTGACTCGCTTCCTGATCCGCGTTATGAAGAAGAAGAACCAGAGGGTAGAGTTCGCAGCTGGCATTGAATGCCTGAATCTGATTGTAGCTGCAGTCTCCCATTCCCATATGCCAGCGGATCGCATAGCGCTCTTCCATGGAGAGCTTCACAAATTCTTCAACCATCATGACGGACTTTTCTCCGTGTCCATATGGATTCTTATCATCGACTGCGTATGCCGGTACCGTCTGCCAGTCGAACCGGCCGCCGGCATCTCTCTTGGAGCCTTTCTCGCTGTACACCTTTTTGTTCCGGTATTCGACTGTATAGAAGTTGGTTTTACAGATATCATGGAGCAGAGCTGTCACGACCAGAGTTCCCTGGCTGAAGGAAGCGACGCTCTTTCCGGCCACCAGGTAGTGATATTCTCCGTCCTGCTGCTTCTCAAGTCTTCCGATCAGCGCATCATATACGTTCAGGCTATGCTGCAGGAGCCCTCCTTCGCAGGACAGGTGAAATCTGGTACTTGCCGGCGCGGTATAGAAGTCGCTCTTCCGGATGTAATTCATTAACCGGTCAAATCCTGGCCGATCTGATATGGTCTGCATCAATTTCTCAAATCTTTCTCTATCTGTCATGGTCTTATCCTCCTTAGATATATTCTTCGATCAACCAGCGGAGCATTTCCACCAGGTCTTCTTTTCTGACGCTTTTCGGCACCTTGTCCAGCTCCACGACGTCCTGGATCGCTGTCAGTTTATCCTCCACTTCGGTTTCGTCGTTATGTATGTCTCTGGCGATTTCAATGGCTCTCTTTGTTATCATCGGCACTTTCCTCCTGGCCTGCTTCATTCTGAAGTGGTAACTTTTCAGCTCTCTTCTTTTCCTTAGCTTCAATCTTTCTTCTCAGCATGGATTCTTTTCTGATCAGAATTCTTTCTTCTGTTCTGTGTCCGTCTTTCACGCAGTCAGTGATCAGCGATACAATCATAACTACGGTTACAGCTAAGATTACGAGTGTAATTACGTCCTGTGGCATTTCATGTCCTCCTGTTCTTTTCTAACCATTTCCATTGTTGGCGGCAGCATGGATGTAAATTCCCATGTGCCGTTGTCTTCCCTTATCCATACCTGACAGCTTTCGTCCCAGCAAAATTCCGGAAGCAGATCACACCGGATCCGTCCGTCCTGCCCTTTTTTACATTTCGACACCCAGTACGGAGCGTATGCCTGGTACCACGCCGGCATATGTAGCTTCTCGACTGCGATACCCAAAAACTTCTCCGGATCGTATTCCTTAAACATGGCCTGACGGAGTTCCTTGCCTATTCCTGCCTCTTTTTCTGAATCAATGATCTGGTTTATCCGGTCTGCCAGCTCTTTTCTTTCTGCAGTGTCGCAGGTCATTGTGTACATTCCGGAGCAGATCACATCTCTTAAAACTTCCGCGGCCATCTGGTACAAATCTGAAACGAGTTTGTTGTATCCCTTTGCATATTTTGTTTTCAGCTCCTGCAAGGGCACGTTTTCCCTGTTTTTACGGTATATTCGGAGCTTTTCGGTGAATTCTTGCCATGTACATTTCATTTTTGTTACTCCTTTTGATTTTAAAAAGGAGTAACACGAAAACCCTTGATTTTACTAGGGCTCCGGGCATTGTTACTCCTGTTACTCCTTTTTTTAAATACACAATGAAATTTTTTAAAATTTGTACCATTTGTACCGTTTTTGGGTACACAGGGTACAAATTTCCATAAAAACACTATATATCTCTATTTTAGGAGTAACAGGAGTAACATACCCTCTAAAGCCGCATAAATACTGGCTTTTTTTGTTACTCCTTTTGTTACTCCAATGTTACTCCTTTTAAAAAGGAGTAACATTTAGGAGCTAATTGAATGGAAGTTCGTAGCCTTCATCGACTGGTATAAACCCGTCTTTGTCCGTCAGGCTTTCCTGTTTGTACTGCTGTTTTTTCTCTGCTGGCTTCGATGTTTTTGTTTCTTCCTCATCGTCATCGATGTCTATTGCTTCCTCTTTTTCAGAAAGTTTTCCGACGAAGAACTCCACAAACTTACAGAGGCGGTTGTCAAATCGTTTCACGACCTGGTAGGTCTTTCCTTTGTGATCAGAGCGTTCCTGCGACGTGATCAGGCCATTGTCAGCCATGTATTTCAGAGTTTTTCTGGCGCTGTACCCGGCCTTCGTGAGTGCCTGGTTCAATGCCGAGGGGAATATGTATGCGGTGTTTCCGGATTCTGAAAAGGTACCCAGGCAGGTGCCGATGGCTTTCTCTCCGAAGTAGAGCCGGTTCTGCAGAACCCAGTCCACAACGAACTGGACCGCGTTCTCATTAACATCTCCGACATCTGCGTTCATCTGTTCCTGAAGGATAGCTGCTGCCATCTGCTTTGCCCGTTCCCATGAGGAATCCAGGATTTTCAAGTTATCCACATTCATATTATTTTCAGCGGAGTTACCCACATTGTTTTCCACTGGCTGTGCAAAAAACCAGGTATCGATCATGGCATCGGCCAGGGCCACTGCGCTGACTCCTGCCACATGGCTTCCGGATTTCCCGTTCGCGATCCCGGAGACGAATTTCACCATCTCTTCATATTTCTCGCAGATGGATCTCTCTGAGACGCTGATCACATGATCGATGAACTCCGGGCCAGCCCATCCGCAGTTTGCTCCTGCGTCCTGATGCATCTTACTGGCTGCCTTTTCATCATTGAATGGCCCACCGTAGATTTCCAGGACACGAGTGCTGACGCCGGTCTGCGAGGTTTCTGTGGATAGCGGTTCTTCTCCTGTGGCCAGAGCCACTGTTCGCCACTGATGCGTGGTCTGAAGGCCGCCACCCTTGCTTCCTCTTATCTTTCCGGTACCGGATGCAATCATGTAGATGGTCTTCTCCAGGCCTTCCTGATTCTTTCCGGCCAGCTGCCTTTCATCGATTCCCAGCGGAAGATCACAGAAGAAGCTGGCGGTACGTTCCAGGCCGACCTGCGTTGCATTGAAATTGACCATCAATCGTTCCGGATCACCCCAGGCAGACAGGGCTGCTTTAAGCGCTGCAGTCTTTCCACCTTTGGAGCCTCCCCAGTTGTATACGAAGAATATTCTCTGCTTCAGGATCCGCAGGAGCGGAGCTGCGAAGCTGGCCGCCAGGATGAATCTGAACTTGTCCCTGTCCCGGTGGGGTTTCATGGTTTCCACCCACTTTTCCATCTCTCCGACCTGGCAATAGGCCATGGCTGTTCCCTTCTGGCTTGGATCAATGTCCAGCACGATTCCCTGTTCCCTTCCTGGAATGAACCGTTTTCCTGGTTGCCATCCGAATGTTGACGTCGCATCCGCTTTCTGAATGATATCGATGTTCTCCGCTTCCAGAGCTGCCAGGAACCGGACGACCTGCTTTGCATTTTCCGATGTGACGGTGCATCCAAGATCAGCCAGGACGGTGATACCTCTTGCTGTGAATATTGTTGATCGAGGGAAGATAGCCCTGTGCCAGGACCCATCTCTCTTGAAGGCGATCTCTATCTTTTCCTCTCCGGACTCAATACTCCGGAGACGCTGAGTTAATATGATCGGAGTCCTGCAGACCATCTTTGGAGTGTATTGCTTCTCATCTATGTGACTAATCCCTTTGTCTGAATATATCCAGCTCTCTGGCTGTCTTAAATTCACCGGGGCTCCCTGTATGGCTTCCGGGATTTCTTCCGGAGCATCCAGGTCTATCTTCTCTGCATTTTTGATCAGCTGCAGAATCTTCTTCTGCGCTTCCTCTTTTCCGAATTTGACATAAACGTCTGACGGGTCCTTACATCCCTGGATCCTGCTGCAGGAAAAGCGATATACTTCTCCGATAAATCCGCCTTCTCTTAATCCTGCCAGCATTTTCCGGAGGAACGTCTCGCCGCCCTGATCCGGTTCAACGTGCAGGTAAATCTTTAAGTCCTGCAGCATGGCTGCCTGGTGCGGCTTGAACATGGACGCCCCTGGAACGCCCAGGCAGCTGATACCCATGTACCACATTGACTGTGAGTCGGATTCTCCTTCCACCATGGCCGCATAGCCTACGCTGCGGATCTCCGGCAGTCTCCATTCTCCGTACAGCCCGATCTTTCCGGAAGAGCCATATTTCCACCGGAAGTCCTTATGTGCAAAGCGCTTTCGATAGGTTGATTCTTTCCGGTTCTCGTCCAGATACGGGATTTTCATGTAAGAAGCACCGGCTCGCTTATCTTTGACGGTACTTAAGAAACACTCACTGGCCAGCCATTCTTCCGGGAGTTTTTTCTCGAAGGCATACTGTGTTAAACTGTAGCTTTTTTTCTGCGCTTCCAGTTTTTTCTGCTCTCCGGTGTCAACTCCATATTTTTCCATGATCTTTGCATAGGCTTCCTTTGTATCGCAGCCATTTAACTCTGCATAGAAGTCCAGGAAGTTTCCGCCGCGGTCTTCTGCAAAACAATGCCATTGTCCGGTCTTTAAATTCACCGAGAAACTGTTGTTGCTGTCATCATGGAAAGGGCAGAGACCTATCAACTGATCACCTGTGATCTTCGCTTTCTTAATGACGCCATATTCACTTCTGTAATCGACTATGCTGTCGAGGTCCGCCATTTCCGTATTCATGTTGCCCTCCTACAAATCGAGGGGGATAGGGGCCTGAGCCCCCCCCCGTTGTTTACTGGTTAAAAGGTACGTCTTCTGTGATAGCTCCATCCACGTCCATGAATCCTTCCTTGTCAACCGGTGCGGAGCTGCTGCCCTGGTTGTAATCATCTGGAGTGATCGCTACGTCTTTATATTTTTCCTTCAGCTCTTTTCTCATGGCTGAGGTTGTTGGCCAGATGTCTTTTGGAAGGATACCGGCTTTTTCGATGACCACTTTGCTATATTTGATTCCGCCGCGATTTACTGCAGTCTCCAGTTTCAGGCGAACCACCATCTTGCTATACGGGATCTTCTGAATTCCCATGATCTTGGCCAGCTGCTTATTTACATCCTTGATAGATGTCGGCGGAACGCTGAGAAGATAAACGCCCGGTTTCCCGGAAATAAGAAGGTACAGACGGCGGATGTTCTTGCATGGCTTTCCGGATCCATCATCTGCATACTGGTTCAGAGGGCAGTTCTCACAGGTCTTGACCTCTCCAGTATCCAGATCGACTCCGGTCTTTCCGTCCATGCTGCTGCATTTCGGAATGTTCGGGGAACCGTCTTCCGCGGTAGCTCCGAATTCACCCTCCCAGTAGGAGTTCATTCTGTGAGTAAAAATGATCACTGCCTCGATCTCTTTTTCGATATCCGGATCATCCGGATCATCGCCTTCGACCTCATACGCTTTGCCGCCTCCGGACGGAATCTTGATGTGCCTGCAGGAGATTCCTTTCACATCGTCCAGGTCGTCCATTTCATCTTCCAGCTCGGCCAGGAGGTCCTCATCCATGCCTTCCATGCCGGTTACGATCTGAAATGAATCAACAGTTGCCAGTGCTGTGCTTTTCTTTTCTGCTGCCATTATTCTTCATCCTCCACTTTCTTTAATCTGATACCCTCTACCACCTGGCACTCATTTACAGAGCTCAGACGGTACTGGTTTAAGAATTTATGATCTACGGTGCTGGTTACCAGGTACTGTCCCTTGGTTCCTTTGAAGACACAGAGGACATTCTCTGTTTTCTCTGCTTTTTTGATACAGAGAAGAAGAAGGTCTCCTTCGTGAATTTCGTTTCCGTAGCTGTCGCTGAATTCCTGGATAACCTGCTGCTTTACGTTAATTCCCGCCATGGCTATTTCCTCCTGTGATTTCTTCTAATCTTGTCGCAAGTACGCCGATTGCCTGGTTGAGGACAATGTATTCGAGTTCTGTGTTTCCTTCGCACATCTCTTTTGTGACCAGAGCGACGCTACTTCCCATCGGGACTCCCATTCTCACCGGATTAAAACGGCCAGTGAAGAAGCTGCGGCAGGCTATGCCGCCTTTTTCATTGTCTTCTGTCACCGCGCATCCGTATATGGCATCACTCTCCACTTCTTCAACTCTTCCACCAGCACAGGTGATATTAACCTTTACGCTTTCTTTATTCATCTTCGTTATCCTCCTGCATCTCTTCGGCCTCTTCCGGGTCCTGGTCTTCGGCTTCCTCAAACTCTCCATCCTGGTCTCCCAGGTACTCTTCCATCGGGGTGGTCTCGCTCTGCGCTACCTTGTACAGATCGTTCATGATCTTGTCCGCATTGGCTGCCAGTTTCACTGCCTCGAAGGCCGCCTCGATAGCTGAGTTCTTCAGACTGCTGGCTGCGCTGATCGCTTCGCTGCTGCCTGCCGGAAGGATACGGAGAAAGAGCTTCATGTCGTCGCTGACTTTCTTCATTGCGGAATCCAGGGCTACTTTGCCCTCTGCTGCGATTCCATATCCTTCGTGGTTACTTTCTACAACCTTCTGATTCTGTGCAGCTATCTGGCGGCACGCAAACTCTACGGCCAGGCCTACGTTGTCTTTTAACTCTCTGTCGCAGGTCAGAGTTACATCGAGTTCCATCTGTTCGTATCCCATTTTATTTTCCTCCTTTTGCTTTCTTCAGTGCGCTGCTTGTCTGCTTTCTTCTTAAGATGTCCGTCTGGTCAAACTGACTGATTACCTCTGCCAGCTCTTCCGGAAGCTCGCCGTTCTCTTCTACCAGGGCATTCATAGCGCTCTGAAGGGAACCGGCATTGACTGTCTCTTTGATCAGATCAGCAAAGCCCTGTTCTCTCAAGACCTCGAAGAAATCCAGGCCATTGGCTGCCAGGTATTCCTCTGATCTCTTTGAATACTTACTCTTGATCTGAAGGCTGAACATGTAATCCCCCGCTGCGATTCGCGGGCAGTCGTCATCGATCATCTGCTGCGCGATCTCCTGCTTTAACGCCTCGATCTTCGCGTTGTTATCTTTGGTTTCTTCTGCCAGGGATTCCTTTTTTTCCAGGAGTTCCTGGTAACTGTTTACCATGTCAATAAGTGCCATTGTTCTTGTCCTCTCTTTCTTAACTTCTCTGTCTGCCGAGCTCATTTTGCCCGTCTGGCTCGTACTTCAGTTCTATGGATTTCACGTCCCCGGCGTCATCCGTATGGACTTTCATGTCTGTAAGGTTCATCTGTTCCACAACATCTTTCAGGGACTTCGTATATACGTCATTCAGTTTCATTTTCTCTCCCTCCTGTGAGTTCTATCTCTTGCGTGATGGCCAGCCGCCAGAATACCTTCTGCCATTCTGGTTCCTCCTTATGTTCTGATTTCCAGGGCCAGTGTCACATACTGCGAGTTGAGGCTGTCGAGGAGCTTCAGACACGTCTCCGCTCCGATCAGTTCCAACTCTTTGAGCAGGTAAATCTTCGCCCTCGCAGTTATGTACTTCTGGTTCAATTTCAGGAGCGCATCCTGGCTCTTGGTATTTATTTTTACTGAGTCCATTATCTTCTGGACAGTTTCCTGAACCGTTTCTGCAGATATGTTCTTTCCTTCTTCCATGTCTTCCCGCGACCTCCCTTCTCATTGGATATCCATGCATCTTAAGCCAGTTATTGCTTTTCCCTTCCGGATCTTCCCGGATCCTACTGGCCGCTCGATGTGCGGTCAGTAATGCATCTAAGGCGTCGTTCGTGGATATCCCCGCTTTTGCCATGTTATTAAATACATCGGTTATCGCCTCAAACTGATCTGACAACCATTCACACATGAGACCTGCGGCTTCTCTGAACTTTTCGCCTGCTTGCCGTAATTTGTCATTATTCATTAAAAGAAATCCCTCCAGTTATCTACGACCGTCTTGGCCATGTCCTCTTTGCGGCTCAGTGCTTTGCTGATCAGCTCGTCGATGGTTCCTTCGATCTCCAGGTCTATGTATGTGCAGCAGTTCCTCTGGCCGATTCTGTGGATACGGGAGAGGCTCTGGCTGTACGTTGCGTAGTTGAAGTTCTTGCTGTAATAGACGCAGGTATCTGCAGCTGTCAGCGTGATTCCGGTACCGGCAGTGTCAATCTGTCCGATAAAGAGAACTGTTTTCGGGTCCTCCTGGAACTGCTTCACAATGTCGCCTCGGTCTTCCTTCTTAATATCACCGTAGATGGCCACCTGCTTCAGTTCTTTCGGCAGGACCTTGTCGGCCAGCTCCATGATTGCTTTTACCTCTGCGATGAACCTTGCGAAGATCACCAGCTTCTTTCCGGATCCGATCACATAGTCCTCGATGATATCGCCCAGGGCATCCAGCTTGGCTCTACTTACCAGCTGCGGCTTCTGCGCGTCATCCTGAACCAGGAACCCTCCGGCCAACTGCTGCAGGCGGAGCAGCCTTGTCAGGACTGTGGTCGCGGTAATGTGGCCGCCTCCGTCCAGCTCTGCGTAGCTGTCCTTTTTAATTCTCTCGTACAGGTTCTTTTCTTTCTGGCTAAACTGTATCTTCCTTGTCTCGAACGTCTGCTCCGGAAGGTCCAGAGCCTCGTCTTTGGTAACTCTGAAGGCGATGCTGTGTTCTTTCTTGATCAGGCCTTCCAGGTCCTTGTATCCGACGATCTTCTTGTTTCCATAGCCGCCCATGATAGCGTACCGGCCGCGGAACTTGAAGAAGTTATCTCCGAATACGGTTTTGTCCAGGAAGCGGTACTGTGACCAGATGTCAATAGCTGCAGTCTGGACTGGAGTTCCGGATAAGATCAGTTTATATCTGGCCTGATCTCCCAGCTCATGCATGGCCTTGCTCTGTGCTGCATCGTATGTTTTGATACGCTGGCTCTCATCTGCGATCACCATGTCCGCATCGAACTCTTTGAGTTTCTCCAGGATCTCTGGCCGCCAGGTTGACTCATAGTTGATCACCGCGACCTTTAGAGCCTTGAATGGAAATTTCAGAAGGTCATCGATCTGCTTTATGCGCTGCTTCTTTTCTCCCAAGAGTGTTTTACAGGTGTATTTAAATTTCGCATATTCCTGCAGCTCCTTTGGCCACACTGCCACGACAGAGGTCGGCGCTACGATCAGGAGGCGTTCGACTTTCCCCATCTGATATCCGGCGCCGGCGATCGCGATCGCTGTCAGCGTTTTTCCGCAGCCCATCTCAAATAGCAGGCCGAAGCCTTTGTTTACGTTCTGCATTTATTTCTCCTTGAATCTTTGTTATAATTGTGTCATCGGGGGGGGGGCTTCGCTGAATTTCACATCCTGCATCACCTTGTGTCTTGCCAGGACCTCTGAAGGTTTCATGCTGTAGATGTCTTGATATTCAGTGTCATTCCCTCTGTAATATCTTTTCATGTATGCCGGGTTCATAAGCCGTTCATACTTTCCCCTGGTGGCCAGCGCCGATCTGTCCAGCTTCTCTGCGATTTGTTCCCATGAATATCCTTTTTCAACCATGTCGCAAAGAATCTCTATCTCAGGCTCTGTCCACATACGGTTTTTACTTTTGACAGGACGATCTTTAATCTGAAGATCAATAATGCGGCGCTTAACTGCTCCTTCTGTCTTCCGGAGCTCTTTGGCTAGTTCTCTGTATCCGTATTGATGTCTTGAAAGCATACGTTTCAGCTTCTCGTCTTCTGACTTTGTCCAGGCTGTATTATGTCTCCCAACCTGCTGATTTCTTTCGAAGTCTGCCTTGCGCTTTTCTTTGACCCAGACAGGTTCTTTTCCCAGGGAAAATTCTTCAAATCGGGAGAAATCCAGAATCATTCGATTCTGCTCGGCCCATTTCCAGAATTCCTCCATATCTACTACTCTGAAGCGATCGGTCTTCGTTCTATGCCAGTGGATTGGCAGGCCTTCTCGTACCAGGCGGCTAGTTGTGTATGTTCCCATCTCGCATCCGCCGTATAGTGCCAGCATTAACTGGTTTAAAGATACTCTGTGATCACTTTCCAGGTGAGGTCCGCACCCCAGCTTCTGCCTCCTGCATATCACTGCATCGACACTTCGGCCGAGATTCTTAGCCAGGCTCGGAATAGATACGGTTCCCCATTTATCCATGAGGTAGCATTCTTCTTCCTTTGTCCAGTTCTTCTTTGATCTGGGTTCAGCTCTTGGCTTCTCTGTTGTCTTCATTATCTAAGCCCTCTTTCTTTCGTTGGCTCTGCGCGTCGATGAGTTCTTTCATAGTCCACGCATCGTGAATCCTGAAACGCATCTATAAACATTCCTGCGGTTTCTCTTTCATAATTCCCGCAGAGTCCTCTGCAGTCGATGTCTGTTCTTACTCTTTCAAAGAAATCTCTGAATCTATCTTTTCGATAGTCTTCTTCAAATTCTTCAGGTACTTCTATCTGAATCCTCATTCTTGACCTCCATAAGTTCTTCCCACAACTTTGCTGTTTCAAAATTGTCATAAATCGATGCACCCTCAATGTCTCTGAGTCTGAATCTCCTATGTTTGTTGGTTTCACAACTGATTACCGAGAATTTTCCATGCTTATTGACGGGACTATTGATCATGTAAATTCGCCCTCTTATATAGACAAACTTGCCTTTTTGAATTTCAGACTTCCTTGCATTTACTTTGTAATAGTCCCAGTCAAATTTTCCATCGTCTTTGAGCCTTCCTAATTCGTAATAATTAGACGCTTTATGCAGGTAATATCCTTTGTCGGTTCCTCCCATCTGAGCATATGTAAATCCAAAACAGTGGCACTCTACACAGTGATCACACGTCGCGGCAAAGCTACAGCCTCCACAGCACCTGTTATCCTTGTAAACAGGACATTGCGGCTGATCTTCCGGAATCTTGTATTTATCATTCTTATGCTCATTTCTTGTCTTGATATTTGGACATATAAAAACGGGTTTCGCATATTCCGGATGTTTCAGTTCATATTTGTTGATAACGAACTTTAAAATATCAATTACTTTTTTCAACATTCGTCCTCAGCCTCTTCGTACTCTTCTCTTGATATGATTCTTACATTCTCCAGTGGAACCTTGCACATGCCTGCTGCCGCTTCTCTTTGTCTGTCGGCATATTTAGCAAAGTCCATTTTCTGTAAAGCATTTGCTGTAATCCCTACGATTGTGGCAGCGTATCCGATTGAATCTTTACCGCCATAGAGCTCTGCATCCGTTATCTCGAAGTAAATTCCGAGTGACATTACGTTGTTCATTGGGCAGCTCCTTTCTTCAGAGCACACAAGGTACAACATGCTCCCTCCAGGTTGCTGTGATAAATAACTCCTGCGTCTTCAGGTCTCTCCCAGCAGTAGTCTCCGCAAATCGGACAATGGATTTTCTTCCATCCGGGTTTTCCATCTGGACAATTCTCTAAGCGTGGCATACATAGCCAGCCGCCTCTGTCTGTTGGCTTCCTCGGCTCAATCTTTACCATTGATAGGGTCCTCCTTCTTCGTGGTCTCAATGAATCCAAAGGTCATAAGTGCCATGTTGGCTGCTCTTACCTGGTGTTCATAGAGGTTCTTGGTTACTGGGTATTTATACAGGGGTTCCGGATGTTCCCGGGTTCGTTCCTGATCTACCGCCTCCTGAACCGTATTCATGCGGATTCGTTCCGCTTCGATGGATGGAGGAAGATGTACGAGGGTGGCCAGCTTGTTCAAAAGTTCAGCGCTGGCGATTCCTTCATACATCTGCTGTCCTCTGATCCATCGCATCTGGTTCCAGCTTTTGATGATCGTCTTTTGAATGGCATCGGCTTCAATGATCCGGACCATTCCGTCTGTCAGTGCCATCTTCATTTCTGGATACCCTCCTGCTGCAGATACTCTGCTCTTTCACTCATCATCGCGTCGTATTTCTCCTGGGTATACTGCTGTCCATTCCAGTAGGTTCTTTCGATGGGAGCTGCCGGAGCTTCGTATGGATCGTTTAAGATCATGTACAGGAGTCCCCCTGCTGTCAGAACTGCTGCACCTATGCAGATGGCCGCTTCCTTCAGGAGTTTCTTAAGCCGAGCGTTTCTGCGGCGTTTCCTGTTCCTCTCTCTCTGTTCCATCCCTCTTAGATATCTGTCTAAGCATGGATTCTGTGAATCGTTTCTCATACCCATCTGTGTACTGCACCTCCATCTTTATGTTCATAGTTACCATCCTTTCTGAATGTACTTGACTTACCGGAAGGGTTTTATTATGCTCTCTAGGCTTGGCTGGGTCCGGTAGTCTGTGACAGGTTCTCCAAGGCGATTGAAGAACCTGTCTGCTTATGCTCCCTGAGTATTGTGTGGGGTAGCCGTATAGCCGTTGCCTGCAGTGCTGATCGTTTCAGGTCAGCCATCCGGGGTTAAATCGCACCCACCAGTCCATGCTCCGGATGTTCTCTCTCTGGTGTTCTCATCTGCCTCCAAGCCGGGATTTTTTTACTAGGGTCTGCGCTTTCCACCCCTATGACGACGGTTCTCCTCAGGCATCGGATTCTCCGCCGAGTGGATTTATCTGCGTCGGCTCCACCATACCTGGGTTTTTAACGAGGTCCCGCATCCCTCAGCTCTCTATTTAGTTTTAGGCCATAGCCGGTTCGTCGATTGCTCTCTGAGCTTCCATGCCGGCCATGAAGATGTTCGTGGCTTTCACCACTTCAGCTCGTTTTTCTTTTGGCACCGCCGCCAGCATCTTCATGATGGTTTCAGCGCTTTCGAGCTGCTCTGTTGTGTATCTTCTCTCTGCCATCTTGGTTCCTCCTTTCGTTGGTGCGTTATCTTGTTGCTGTGAGACCATTGTATGTCTCAAAATAGAATTTGTCAATACTTTTTTGTTACTTTGCGACTTTTTGTTGACAGAGTAACAAAAAAGCTGTATAATTGCTTTTGAAAGGAGGCGTTTTGGAATGCACGAAAGAATACGAAAACTGCGAAGAGAGCTTGATCTTACTCAGGAAAAATTTGCAGAACGTATTGGAATTAAAAGAAATACCATCGCCACTTATGAAAGTGGACGAAACGAGCCAGTCGATTCTGTTGTGGCTCTTATATGTAGAGAGTTTCATGTAAATGAAGAATGGCTCCGGAACGGAACCGGGGAAATGTTCGCTCAGGACTCTGAAGACGAACTGCAGGCATTGACTGAAAAGTACAGCCTTTCACCTGCTGATCGCGTGTTAATTGAAAAGTATGTGAGCCTGAAAGCAGACACCCGAAATGCGATCCTGGAGTTCATGAAGGATGTTGTTGCTTCTATGCAGGAATCCGCAGGGGATTATTCAGATGTCCCTGATACGCCGGAAGAGCTTGAGCAGAAGTTCCCGCCTCTGGAAGATGAGGACAAAAAAGGGGGACTCGGGTAAAACAACCCAGTCCCTCCTGTTTGGCCCTTTATCGTATTAGAATTATCTGTGCCCTTTGTGCATTAAGGTTATAATAAATAGTGTGATTGCTCCGATAGTAAATCGCATATATGTCTTGCCGATCTAAGAAAATGTATTTTTTGCTCATACGACTCCCCCTTTTCTGGCCGGAGCGACTGGGCCGACAAACATTATACCTTTAGTACATACCGCGGATATACTGGTAAGTTCTGGAAATACGGGCACCGCCTGGTGCTCTGTTTCAAATAAATCTCACTCAAAGGAGGGCGTGCTGATGAAGAAGAAAATAGCCGCTTTACTGTTAGCCGGTGCTCTTGCAGTTGCTCCGAGCTACGCAGTCATGGCCGAGAATGCTTCCGCCACAGAAGCTCCGGCAGAAGAAAAGAAGGAACCGGTCAAGGATGGAACCTATGACCTGAAATGTTCCGAAGATGATAAGGACGAGGACGCAATCCAGCTGCACTTCTCGAATGAAGTCAGAAACGACGTGACCGGGAACTGGCGTATTGCTACCCTGGCCTCCGACAAATCTTCCCTGGACTTCGCTCTGGCTTATTACAAAGAATTCGTGACCTCAAAAGATGAAATCCATGCGGTTGTAAACTTCACTGATCAGACAGCTACGAAGATCAGCGACGCTGCTATCTCCGGATATATTTCTGTAACTGTTCACAAATATGTGGATGGCGAAGAACACGATGCGAAGCTGCTCTTTGGTGGAGAAGTCACCGGTGATTACTGGATTGACGTTGAAACTGGAGAAGTGGAAGATTTGAACGCAGAGGAAAGTGAATAACGGAGGGTAAAACAATGATTAAGATGACTCTTGACATTAAATGTACAGATAAGTCTCGCGTTCAGGAAGAACAACTCGTTGGATATTTATTGAGAGCTATTGCAGGAGTGACTGCAAACAATAAAGGTATCATTACAAACTATACCTGCGAGATAGGAAGTAAATCTGTATCTGACACAGAAACTGAATAAAAAATCGCCCGGTGCTACCAACACCAGACGATCTCGTAAATCTTGCAGACAGCCGTTCAGCTGGCTACAATTCCCTCTCGACAAGAGAATTATAGCACAGTTCATGGCACCTGCATAGGTGTTATTTTTATACCATTTTTTAGGAGGTCCTTATGAACATTTGTTGCTATGGCAGGAAGTCGATCTATTCTGATCACTCAGATTCCATCGACAACCAATTCCGGATGTGCCGGGACTATGTAGAGATGAAATTCTCCGGACAGGTGGATTCTTTCCTGGAATACCAGGATGAGGCTTTTACTGGTGCAAACATCAAGCGTCCTGATCTGCAGCGTCTCCTGGTGGACATCGCCGCCGGGAACTGCGACATTCTGATCGTGTATCAGCTGGACCGTCTTTCCAGGGATGTCCGGGACTTTGCAAATATCTATGCGATCCTGGAAGAGCACCATGTAAAGTTTATCTCTATCAAAGAAAATATTGACACGTCCACGCCGATCGGGCGCGCCATGATGTATGTTACCGTCGTCTTCGCTCAGATGGAACGTGAGACCATCGCGGCCAGGGTGGCGGATAATATGATCGGCCTTGCAAAGAAGGGGTACTGGACCGGAGGGAATCCTCCTGAAGGATATGTTCGTACCCGCATCGAGGCGAATGGTAAAAAACACTGTTCCATCGTTCCGGATCCGGAAGGTGTGAAGTATGTAACCTGGATCTTTGATACTTTTCTGCAGAACGGTTACTCTCTTCAGAGCATGGAGACGGCTTTCAAGAAGCAGGGTATCCGGACGCGTACCGGTGCTTTCTTTTCAACTACCCAGCTGCATAAAATTCTGACCATGCCTTACTGCGCACAGGCTACTCCGGAAGTCTACGACTATTACGCTGCCAAGGGCTGCCAGATGGATATTGAGTCACCCAGGGAACAATGGGACGGTACCTGCGGCGTCATGATCTATGGCCGGACGACTCAGAAAAACAAAAAGCACCAGATGCAGCCTCCGGAGAAGTGGCTCGTCTGCCTGGGAGCCCATGAACCATTCATGCCGGCAGATAAATGGTTATCTGTGCAAGCCAGGTTCGCGCAGAACAAATTCGACAAGACAATGAAGTACGATGTACCTCTTCTAAAGGGAGTGCTCCGGTGTTCCTGCGGCTCTATCATGTGCGTGGCCAGGAAAAAGAAAAAGGAGGGCGTATCCTCCTGGTATTATTGTCTGAAGCGTATGAGGCAGGGGAAGGAAGTCTGTGATTCTCACCACATCAAATGTGAGCTGTTGGATCAGAAAGTCCTGGAGCTCCTGCAGTCGATCAAGCGGGATCCTGGTGTCATTCAGAAATTTGCGGAACAAAACACTGAGGTGCTATCCGGCCCGGATCCGAAGGTCCTCGCATCGAAGATCAACACTTGTCAGACCCGCATCGACCGCCTGGTATCCTCGCTTTCCCTGGCTGCGGATTCTTCCGCGCAGAAGTATATCCTGGCCGAATTGGAACGGCTGGACCTGGAAATTCAGGCGCTACGGCGTGAACATAATCTGGCGCTGGCCGTCGAGAGAAAGAGGTCCCTGCAGCAGCAGGATACGCTCTCAAAGGTATCTGAGATTAACCGGCTTGTCAGTGATCTGGATTCCTTCTCTGCTGCGGAGAAAAATGCTATTGTGAAAGACGTAATAAAAAAATGTGTATGGGACGGGGAGTCCCTTTCTATTATGCTTTGA